AGAAGCTCGTCTGGTCAGTTAGATGTATCCGCATTGGACGGCATAACAGACGTTATGGCCTCTAGTTACACATTAGTTCTTGGGGACCAAAATGTATATATGTATGGCGGTACCGCTTCTCGTACATTAAAAATACCTGAAAATTCAGCAGTTCCATTCCCTCTAGGTACAAAAATATGGATATTTAATTTATCAGACAGCCCAGGAAGTCTTACATTGAACTGCCCAACTGGAGGCTTTTTATTTGGGAGCGGGACAGGTAATATAACATCATACATTATGCCGTATAACACCGGTAAAACAATAACAAAATTAAACACCGATACCTGGGCTATATCATAACATTAACAATTAAAATAGAATAAAATGGAAACAGTAACAACGGAAGAGCTAGAACAGATAGCCTCCACAAGACAAAAAGTTTTTGACCTTAAAAACGACATCGCAGAAAACATCATCTTTGAAGAGCGATGCAAGGCGGACCGATCACGTCTGATGTTTAACTTCAATCAGGCCGAGACCGAGTACGGCGATGTGCAGAAGCAAATCAAGGAAAAGTACGGAGAGATTACGGTCAATTTGCAGACAGGAGAAATCGTTCACAACGGTGATTAGAAAGATATCTGTAGGTTCTGACTATAAGACGGCGATGCATTACATCGTCGGTCAGAAGGTTATGCAAGACCAGTTCATCATTCATAACATCGAGAACGCCGGCGACGGGTTCAAGGTATGGATAGAGAACTCCGCTAAAGAGGTAATGGCGTGGAAGTTTTTCAACTACACTATGCCTGTATCAATTGAGTACAATATAGAATTTTAATTATGAGATCACCGTTCTGCTTTATAGCCGAACCGGTAGGGGGTAATAGGTACGACTCTGTGTCGGACTCAGGGATAGTCCTGAGTGCTTCACAGGAGGACCATACAGCCACCAACCGCATGGCTAAGGTAATATCAGTCCCTGTATATTATAAGGGGCCTGTAGTGCCAGGAGATACCCTCCTTGTACATCACAACACATTTAGGAAGTACTACGACATGAAGGGTCGTGAGCGTAACGGACCGTCGTACTTCAGGGATAATATGTACTTTATCTTTGACGACCAATACTTTATGTATAAGCACGACGATGTTTGGATGGCACCAGACCCGTATTGCTTTATCAGACCTACCGATGAGCCTCTTATGGGGGAGATTGCCTACATTAACACAGAGATGTTGGCTATGGGGATGGAGATTGGCGACATTGTGTCGTTCCAGCCTGAGTCGGAGTACGAGTTTAATATTGAGGGTGAGAAACTTTATAGAATGTTTACAAAGAACATATGCCTAACGAAGATTTAAAGAAGGAAATAATAAAGGCCGGGCGTATCGCCATCAAGGAGCTTATCAAGGTAGCCAAGGAGGAGATCATAGGCAGTATCGATGCAGAGGACTCTCTGTCTGCAGATAAGTTAAAATCAGCTGCACAGGCAAAGCGTATAGCTATCGAGGACTCGTTCAGCATCTTGCAGCGCATAGAGGAGGAGGAGTCCAGGATGTCAACCGCATCGGTACCTGATAACATTAAGTCAAACGAAGGCTTTGCAGAACGTAAATCAAGGTAATGTATACAATAGAGAAGGATCTCATACAGAAGAGTGTAGTTACTAGCTTTAATAAGGGCAAGAAATGGGGTTATGGGTACAACGAGAAGTACGACATTGTCGTAATCTCTAAGGACGGAACAATTGGCGATATATACAACATCAACGGAGTAAAGATTGCCATGCCAGAAGTACCTAACAGTGTTGAGAACAGGGGCGGAGTATGGACGGTAGAGAAGTACCCAGACGAGCTAAAGGCAATATCGTCAATGTTTGAATGGAACGATAGGGACAATATATTCAAGTCAAAGTGGGTCAACTACATAGAAGACCAGTTTGATCGAAGGGAGTACGGGCATTGGTTCGTAAACAAGAAGACCCCTACCTATATGACCGGTACGCACTGGATGTATTTGCAGTGGAGCAAGACCGACGTAGGTCTGCCAGACTTCCGTGAGTCTAACAGGATATTTTTCATCTACTGGGAGGCCTGCAAGGCTGACAATAGATGCTTTGGGCTGTGCTATCTAAAGAACAGACGTTCCGGGTTCTCGTATATGGCCTCGTGCGAGGTTGTCAACACAGGTACCCTCACAAAGAACGGTCACCTAGGGATAATGTCCAAGACCGGTCCGGATGCCAAGTCAATGTTTACGGACAAGGTGGTGCCTATAAGTCAGAACTACCCGTTCTTCTTTAAGCCGGTGCAGGATGGTATGGATAAGCCAAAGACGGAGCTATCGTACAAGGTTCCAGCGGCAAAGATCACCAAGAAGAATATGTACAATGTAGACTCGTCAACCGTTTCAGGACTGGACACAGTTATCGACTGGAGAAGCACGTCGGACAACGCCTATGATGGTGAAAAATTAAAGCTATTGATCGAGGATGAGGCCGGTAAGATTGTCAAGCCTGAGAATATATTAAACGGATGGCGTGTAAGGAAGACCTGTCTACGTTTGGGTAGTCGTATCATCGGTAAGTGTATGATGGGCTCGACCTCGAATGCATTGGCCAAGGGTGGTGCGAACTACAAGAAGATGTACGAGGACTCTAACCCAAGGAATCGAAGTGCCAACGGCCAGACTAAGAGCGGGCTCTACTCGCTGTTCATACCTATGGAGTGGAACTTTGAGGGATATATCGATAAGTACGGTTTCCCGATATTGACTGTGAACGAAGGCTCCGAGGTAGAGAACATGGAGGGCGACAAGGTAAAGATAGGGGTGATTGAATACTGGAACAACGAGGTTGCCGCATTAAAGTCGGACTCAGACGCACTGAACGAGTTTTACAGGCAGTACCCAAGGACAGAGTCTCACGCATTTCGTGACGAGTCAAAGGAATCATTATTTAATCTGACCAAGATATACCAACAGATTGACTATAACGACGGGTTGATAAAGGGCAAGTACCTCACAAGAGGCTACTTTAGTTGGATGCACGGCGAGAAGGATACAAAGGTTGTATGGACTCCAGATCCCAAGGGCAGGTTCCTTGTTAGCTGGATACCTGACGCTAATTTACAAAACAATGTTATTGAGCGCAACGGGGCAAAGTACCCAGGCAACGAGCACCTAGGTTCGTTTGGGTGTGACCCATACGATATCTCAGGTGTTGTCGGAGGTGGCGGATCAAACGGTTCTCTGCACGGGATGACAAAGTTCCACATGGAACACGCACCTAGCCACGAGTTCTTTCTTGAGTACATTGCACGTCCTCAGACTGCAGAGATATTTTTCGAAGATGTTTTGATGGCCTGTTTCTTTTACGGGATGCCGGTGCTGGCTGAGAATAACAAGCCTCGTCTGCTGTATCATTTTAAGAACAGGGGCTACAGAAGGTTTGCATCAAACAGACCGGATAAGCCTCTGGCAAAGCTATCTGTGACAGAAAGAGAGATAGGCGGTGTGCCAAACAACAGCGAGGACATGAAGCAGGCTCACGCCGATGCGATTCAGACGTATATTGAGAAGTATGTTGGGCTAGATATGGAAGGAACATATCGAGATCCAGACGAGATGGGATCGATGTACTTTATCAGAACGCTTGAGGATTGGGCAAAGTTTGATATCAACAATAGAACAAAGCATGATGCCTCCATAAGTTCTGGGTTAGCAATTATGGCAAATCAACGCCACCTGTATGTCCCCGAGGTAAAAAAGAGTAAAATAATCGTTAACTTTGCGACTTACGACAACTCTGGTAGAGTTAGCCAAATAAAAAAGAATGAAGGATATTAAGCCGAACGTAATAATAAACCCAATCACGTTTCCTAATGTATTAGTGTCAGATGCTGAGAAGGCTAGCCAAGAGTTCGGTCTTCGTATAGGCCAAAGTATTCAATACGAATGGTTCAGACGTTCTGGAAACAGCTGCAGGTTCTATGATCAATGGGTAGATTTCCACAGACTTAGACTATACGCAAGGGGTGAGCAATCGATCGCCAAGTATAAGGCTACGTTTGACCCACAGGGAGACCTATCACACCTTAATTTAGACTGGACTCCTGTGCCGGTTATCCCTAAGTTCGTTGACATCGTTGTTAACGGGATGCAGGAAAGAATCTACAAGGTAAAGGCAGAGGCTGTAGATATAATGTCTGCAGAAAAAAAGAACGCCTTCCAGGATATGGTCGAGGCTAATATGTACGCAAAGGATGCACTGATGTCGATCAAGCAAAACTTTGGCGTGGATGCATTTGATATACCTCCAGACCAATTACCAGAGAACAAGCAAGAGTTGAACCTGTATATGCAGCTCAACTACAAGCCAAGTATTGAGATAGCCGAGGAGGTCGCCATCGATACGGTGATGCAGCAGAACAAATACGATCTAGTAAAGAAGCAGGTAGACTATGACTTAACGGTACTAGGTATCGGAGGGTGCAGACATATGTTTTACCCTAACTCAGGAATCAAGATTGATTATGTTGACCCGGCCAATGTCGTGTACTCATACACCGAGTCGCCTACATTCGATGACGTGTTCTATTGGGGAGAGGTGAAGCAAGTACCAATATCTGAGCTGTATAAAATAAAGCCAGACCTTACAAAGGACGAGCTAAACGAGATATCAAACCTTGGATCTGCTTGGTATGACTACTACGGCGTAATGAGAACATACAGAAACGATCTATTCCAAAGGGATGTGGTCACACTTCTGTACTTCAACTATAAGACAGACAAGAAATTTGTCTACAAGAAAAAGAAATTAGACAATGGGATGGAGAAGGTAATCCGTAAGGACGAAAACTTTAACCCTGAGCAAAACGATAACTTTGAAAGGATAGATAGACGTATCGATGTGTGGTACGAAGGCGTAATGGTGATGGGTAGTTCGTATCTGTTGAAGTGGGAGATGGCAAAGAACATGGTTCGCCCTCAGTCGGCCTCTCAGTATGCATTATCGAACTACGTGTTTTGTGCTCCTAGACTATACAAAGGCGGAATAGAGTCATTGGTAAGACGTATGATTACGTTTGCCGATCTTATCCAATTGACACACCTAAAACTCCAGCAGGTCTTGTCTAAGATGGTGCCGGACGGTGTGTTCTTGGACGCAGACGGTATCAACGAGGTAGACCTAGGAACAGGTGCCGCATATAACCCGGAGGATGCACTTAGATTGTACTTCCAGACAGGTAGCGTCATCGGTCGAAGCTATACCCAGGACGGAGAGTTCAATCACGCCAAGATACCTATCCAACAGCTTACGGCTAACAGCGGTCAGGACAAGATAGGCAGCCTGGCCAATACGTATAATCATTATTTAAGCATGATACGTGATGTCACCGGTCTCAACGAGGCTCGTGACGGATCGACACCTGATGCCAACGCATTAGTAGGCGTTCAGAAGCTAGCTGCGGCAAATTCAAACACCGCCACAAGACATATCTTACAGGCCAGCCTGTTTATTACTAAGCGTATGGCAGAGGCGTTATCGTGTCGTATCGCAGACGTGTTGGAGTACTCTGAGTTTAAGGAGGAGCTATCTATGCAGATAGGTAAGTACAGTGTGGCTACACTTGAGGATATCAAGCACCTATACCTACACGACTTTGGGATATTCATTGACGTTGCACCTGACGAGGAGGAGAAGGCTATACTTGAGCAGAACATTCAGATGGCTCTCAAGGGAGGCCAGATCAATCTTGAGGACGCTATCGATATTCGAGAGATGAAGAACATCAAGCTGGCCAATGAGTTGCTGAAGAAGAAGCGTAAGGACAGAGACAAGCAGCGAATGGAAGAGGAGAAGCAGAAGATGGATATGCAAACACAGAGCAATGTCCAGTCAACTCAGGCAGCTTCACAGGCTAAGGCTCAGGCTACACAGGCAGAGGCTCAGGTAAAGATGCAGGTAATGCAGTCCCAACATCAGTTTGATATGGATAAGATGAAGGCAGAGGCAGAGCTCAAGCTACAGTTAATGACAAAAGAGTTTGAGTTCAATATGCAGCTAAAGGGCGCAGAGACAGGACTTCAGGACAAGCGTGATAAGATGAAGGAGGACGCAAAAGATAATAGAACAAAGATCCAAGCAACACAGCAATCAAAGTTGATCGAGCAACGTAAGAAGGACCTACCTCCTACAGACTTTGAGTCAACCGAGGATTCACTTGATGGGTTTTCTTTATCATCTTTTGAGCCACGTTAGGAGTTAATCAAATGTTATCATAACTTTGTACGCAAATTAAATATAATATGGAATTTACAACTGTAAGGGAAGTCCCGCACGAAGAAAAATCAGTGCAAGAGATAGAGGCATCGCTTCTAGCCAAGCACGAAGAGGAACATCAACAGGCAGCTGCTCCGCAAGAGCCGGCAGCCGAGGTCGCCCAATCAGCACCTGAGTTTGATGAAAAAATAGTTCTTACACATATTAAGGATAGATACAATAAAGAGTTTAGCTCTGTCGACGAGATGTTATCTCAACGCCAGGCTAACGAGGACCTCCCTGAAGACGTATCTGCATTCTTCAAATTTAAGAAGGATACAGGACGAGGGATCGATGACTTTGTTAAGGTTAACAGAGACTTTGAAAAGGAGGACCCAAAGAAATTGCTATCGGAGTATATGGCTATGAATAACCCTGACCTTGACCCGGACGATATTATGTTCGAGATAGATCAGAAGTATAGCTATGACGACGAGTTTGATGACGAAAGAGAAATCAAACAGAAGAAGATAGCAATGAAAAAAGACCTTTCTGATGCTCTGAAGTTTTTCAACCAACAAAAGGAACAATACAAGATGCCGCTTGGGTCAAGCGACGCCTCAGTTCCTGGTAACGAGAGAGAATCTTACGAGCAATATAAAAGAACTATGCAAGAGGCGGCTAGTTCTCAAGAGAATAGTAAGAAGCAGTCAGACTATTTCGTCCAAAAGACAAACGACTTGTTCAGTGATAAATTCAAAGGTTTTGAGTTTAATATCAATGGCAAGGAATTGGCTTACAAACCGGGCGATACAGAAAAGATTAAGCAATCCCAGATGGACGTGAACAACTTTATTAAGAATCACGTCAACGAGCAAGGGTTCCTTAAAGACGCTGCTGCTTACCATAAGTCATTGTCGGTCGCAATGAATCCAGACGCATTCGCAAAGCATTTCTACGAACAGGGGCAGGCAGACGCCATCTCCGATTCGACAAGAGAGATGAAGAATATTGATATGGGTGGAGTGAGACGCTCACCTGAGGTCACAAGCAAGGAAGGATTTAAAGTAACCGCCATAGACGACGAAAGAGGTAATAGCCTTAGAATAAAAAGCAACAAAATTCGTTAACAACAAAAAAAACTAAAAAATGGCAGGAACATTAGCGAGTGCACCCACATACGGGATAACTCCGGCCCCCGTAAAGGTGGCCTCAGAAACAAATTATATCAAAGACTTCAGCTTCTTGAATCAGTATCTTCCAGATACTTACGAAAAGGAGTTTGAGCGTTATGGTAATCGATCAATCGCATCATTCTTACGTATGGTAGGAGCAGAGATGCCGACTAACTCAGACATGATCAAATGGTCAGAGCAAGGTCGTTTGCATACAAAATACAAAGATGTATGGACAACAAATGCAGCAGGAGCTATAAGCACAGAG